AATATTTCATCTTTATTTTCGATTTTTGAAGTGTCAACTTATTCAGTACACTACAGAGATTTAATAGGTATAATAGCCATCTGTTTATTCGTTGGTTTAAGCTTTATATGTTTCACTCAAAGTAAACATATATCTTACCTAAGACAAGCAATTCAGCAGAGAGACAGTTTGTTGAATGAATTAATTTATCAACCATAATAATAACAGGCATGAATAAAATAAAGAATCGCAGGCTTGCTCTACGAGCCTATAAAATCAGAGTAAAACAATATCCTTACAATAAGCCGTTGATTGATAGAAACAATCTCGCTTTTGTCCGTAAGGAAAATGATGGAAACCGATGCGATTGTTTCGGGCATTGGCGTAACTATTGGAATACAAATCCATTTTAATAAACCAAGTATGCATGAAACAGAGTGGATAGTTCGCTATCTATATTCGATACCAGAAGTCGTCGCTGGATGCGCAGAAGATAAAATAAAGATTCCCTTAGGTTTATCAAAGAAACAAATCGAGCAACGCATATCAGAACTGCATCCAGCGTACAGAAGCATTGAATTGATACAAGTGTATAAAAACTAATAACAATAAAGAAAGAAATATTATGGCAAAAGTATTTATAACAAGATATGCCCTGACATCGGGCATAAAGGAAGTGGAAACAGAAATTCATAAATCCAATTTCAAAGATTCTTCTAACTATGTAAGGGATAGTGCATATTCTTTTTATTACATAGGAAAGGATGCATTCCTCGATAAATCCGAAGCACTAAACAAAGCAGAGGGTATGAGAAAAAAGAAAATCGCTTCTCTTCGCAAACAGATTGAGAAACTGGAGAAGTTATCTTTTAATGAATAACCAAGATAAAGAAGGGTATTATGTGTTTGAAATTAATCTTTGTAATTCATTCTCCATATCTTCAGTTGAGATAGTTGTCAGGTATATATATGCCGTATCTTGCGTATTCTTAATCTCTGCTAAAGATGAAAGTGGTTTTATGTATGGTTTTATTTCCATACGTTCCTTTCGCGTTTCTCGTGTGTTTTCTTTGCATCTTACCTCTTTAGTAATCTGCTTTATGACAGCATCTAATTTATCATGATAAGAATCAACAAGGACTATGACTTTAATGTAATCATCTGTTTTAAAATCAATTTTTCTTCTTTTTGGTGGTTCATTTCGCAGCTTTATGGCATCATTTAAAATACTATTAATCTGTTGTTGCCCTAACTTTTTATCATGAAGTAGCATGTTGCATTTGACCTCAACAAGAATTTTATTAGGATCATCTATTTTAATGTCAAATCCATTTGTATTTGCTTTCGTTTCTTCCACTGAGGAAATTAAATTAAGTTTTTGCTCCTCATTAAAAGACAATATTTCTGATATTTTATTAGCTGTAGCTAATGTTGCTATTGAGGTCAATATATTATGCACGTTTGAAAGAACGGACTTTAAATCAAATAGTTCTTTTATCGTAATTTGAGATTTACTTCTCTTTCTAATTGAATCCGTGAAACGAGAATATTCACTAATTAATTCATAAGACCTTCTATATACTTCTTTGTTCATAGCATTTTGTTAGGATACAAAGGTAGGAAATTATTTTAAAAGATGAATGTTCCAATAAAATAATGAAGTGCATATATTTGAGCTGGCCAGCCTACATTTCATAATATGGGATAGTTAAATCTAAAGTAAAATCGGAAAATCCGATTTTGTAAAACAGTGATAAACCTTTAAAATGATACAGCCAAAGCATTACAATTATCACAACCGGTCCGGACCGCCCAAGTGCGTAAGGACTACATTAATCACTTCCGGCAGGAGAAGCCTTTAGAAGGCATATTATTCACTGACTTTATCCGGGATGTGCTTGAAAAGCGCAGCAGACGCAAGTCTGAGCACTATGCAGCCGTTTACGATGCGATCATAAAACACATTGATAACTTCTCCTCAGAGTTTGATTGTGACATATTCACCAATTCGGTGACGGCTGAGTTTTTGGACGATTTCATCATCTATCTGGAAGACCAAGGACTTCGACATAATACCATTGTCGGATACGTTCTGAAAATTCAATCACTTGTGCGTAGAGCATCTCAGTACAACTATGCAGTAGATTATACCTACGATGAGATTGATTTGAGGACTGAACCAACAAACGCTGTGTTCCTTTCGATGAATGAGATCACAAGAATATACTACTACAAGTTTGTCAATCAAGATAAGCGGAAAGCAAAAGAGCGAATCAGAGACATGTTCATACTAGGATGTCTTACCGCTCTTCGCTACTCAGACTATTCGAGACTGACAAGTCAGAACCTAATAAATGGTTATATTGTGATCCGGACAAAGAAAACGAACGTTGATGTTAAGGTCCCGGCACATGATTATGTGCGGGAAATTTTCTCAAAGTATGCCGGTCAGGTTCCATGCGGTCTTTGCATTCAGTACTTCAACAAGTATCTGAAAGTAATAATGAAGGAAATCGGATTGAATGACTTAGTTACCTATTCGTTCACCAAGGGCGGCGAACTGAAAACTGTTACTCGTGAAAAGTGGGAGCTGATTAGTAGCCATACTGCAAGGAGGAGTGCAGCAACAAATATGTATTTAACAGGACGGATGAAGACGTTCGAGATAATGAAGCTCACCGGGCATCGGACCGAACAGAACTTCTTTCGATACATCCGGTTAACTGGTGATGATACAGCCCGATCTATTTCGGGAGATATATTTTTTAGAAAGTAATAATTCAAATAAAATCATAGAAATATGGAGAAAGTAACAGTAAAAATAGAGTTAGAGAGAGAAGATATCTCTACTCTCATGTTCCTTGCTGGTGGAAAGTTATCAGAAGAACAATGGAATAAACTCAAAGGTACAGAATACACGGTGGAAGATGATGATTTGGAAGGTCAGGCAATTCAGTTGAAGTTGGCTATTAGTGGTATCGTAGTTGGCAATCTTCTAAAAAAGGAACTTTCAGAAGGTGAAGTTTCTAGTAAATCAACTTATCGAGAGAAGTTAATAGCTATGCGTAAGGAAATGGAAGAAAGGGGGCGATCATGGTAGGAAATATTCGTATTAGACGTAGGAAAGATAAATACCATGTTATGGAAGAGCAGGGAGATGGTAGATACTTTACTATTGAAGGAGGAAAATGTAATTCAAAGGAGGATGCCATAAAGCTAAAAAAACGATTTCTGTTCGTTAGAGAGAAAGTTAGATTGTTCAATCAGAATCTTAGAATACAATTGAGAGAAAAGAAACCAAATGGATGATCACATAAATCAAAGTTTGTATGCTGATTCAATAAAAGAAGCTACAAAAGTAGAGTTCCTTGCAAGTAGTGAGGAACTTTTTTTATATGCTGTTTCCCTGTATAACTCGATGATGTGGGGCAGAAAGATTGACCGGGAAAATCTTAGAAATAAGAAGAGATCAAAAAAAATAGGGAGAACTAGCAAGGTGTAAAAGCATTGTTCTCCCCAATCATTCACGATTGTATAGCAAATATACTATTTATTTTAAAAATAATCGTGTTATGGATAGAAATTTTAATGAAAAGACGTGGGTAAATGTACGTGAAATAGGGATAATTCTTAATGTCCATGCCTTTGTAGTGTATTCGTATTTATTACAGATTGGGGTAAGGTGTGTTAAAGATAGATATGGGAACGGGTATGTCAATGGAGTAGATATAACTAAGCATTTTGAAGGTTTAAAGAAATTCGTGAAAGGATTGAGGAATGGAAGAAAAGAGCAAGCCCCCCTCAAAGAGCTGGCTTTTATTGATCCTGTGATAGGGAGTCATAATGATTGGGAGAGTAAAGCGGATGGCTTGGACAAGGTGAAGAAGGATTTTTATGCCTCATATACAAATCAGGTCTACAGGATTAATCACTACCAGAATTTAAAGAAGGCTTTGTTCCGGTGGGAGCGTGCCACGAGAGTTTGGAAGTACGTGGAAGAAGAAAGAACTGCACAAGACCCTAATGAATGGATGGAGAGCATTTCGTTAAAATACAAGCTGTGTAATACGATATACGATGAAGAACGCCGTAAATCTGTACTTGACACAATTTGACATGGCTGTAAGAGTGATATCGGGTAAATTTGCTATTGATATAAAACTGATTATAGCATGGCGTACAATTTAAAGGAAATGACTGAAATGTGCTCTAAATGGGTGGCTGAAAATGGGCTAATGGAGCATGGCGGTGCGAGGTTGAAAGACTTCTGTGCTCATTTCGGCATATCGGATGAAACATACTATAGATGGTTGGAAAATGTGGATTTTGTGGATGCTATAAAAAAAGGGAAAAATGAGTTTAAAGAGAAACTGGAGCGGAGACTAGTTGAATCTCTGTCAAAAGCAGCTTGTGGATATGAATTTGAAGAAACCAAAACCGAATATGCAGGAAAGAAAGAAAAGAAGAAAATAGTAACAGTGAAGAATGTAGAGGCGAATGTTGGTGCTGCTATATTCTTGCTTACAAATATATCTCCAGATCGTTGGCGTAATAAACAAACTGGAACCGATGTGAAGACGGAAGGAGTAACATTGAAGGTCGAAGTATTGAAAGAAGAATCGGTTAGTAATATTAAGAAGCTCTCCACACTATCGCAGAAACGGAAGATGAAAGGAGAGGGGGAAACAGAAGGCTCTGAACAATGAAAACGACCTATGTTTTTGACAGGCTATTAGAAGCCACGGTAAATCCAGTGATTCGTGGAGTATCCTCACGGGGTGGTACTCGATCTTCTAAAACGTGGAGCATGTTACAGTTGCTTTATCTTATTGCCGAGAAGTCAGAAGCTCCTTTGCTCATATCGTGTGTAACTGATACAATGCCGGGAGTGAAACGTGGTATGTTTCGCGATTTCAAACGTATGTTGCAAGATGAAGGTCTTTGGAATGGCAAGGCAATGAATTTAACTGAAATGACTTACACTTTTCCTAATGGATCACAGATAGAGTTTTTCGGTTGTGAGAATGCTGCGAAGGTATTTGGTCCTGCACGTGATATTCTGTTTGTAAACGAAGCACAGAGAGTCCCGAAAGAAGTATTCCGGCAAATGGCGGTTCGTACTCGTTTGATGCTGTATGTAGACTTTAATCCGGTTAAGAAGTTTTGGGCGCACGACTATTTCAAGGGTCCCGGCATGGTGGAAATAGTCAGCACCTACAAGGATAATCCATATTTGACACCGGAGCAGATCGAAGAGATTGAGAGAAACAAGGCTGATGAAAACTGGTGGCGAATCTTCGGACTAGGTGAAACGGGAGGAACCGAAGGACTGGTATATCCTGAATATGATATTGTGCCGGAGTTTCCAGCGAATTGTAAATGGTGTCTTGGTCTTGACTTCGGTTTCTCTGGTGATCCTACGGCGATTGTAAAAGTTGGCTTCGATAAAGATGATCTTTATGTTCAAGAGATCGCATACTCTACAGGTCTGTTGAATTGGGATATTGCGAATGTCTTGCGCAAGAATGGGCTACATAAAGTTACCACTATTGCGGACAATCAAGAAGCGAAGAGTATTGCTGAGATTTCTCGTTTGGGATGCCGAATATTTCCATGTATAAAGGGAAAAGGATCAATCATGGCAGGTATTTCACAAGTGAAGCAGTTTAAAATGCACATTGTACAAGGTAGTCGAGGTATACAGGACGAAGCAGATAATTACTCTTATGTATTTGACAAGATGACCGGACTCTATGATACGAACGAGGCAGTAGACGAAAATAATCACGCTATGGACGCTATACGATACGCGACTGAGTTTCTGATCGCCAAGTATCGTCCCGGCAAGAAACAAAGAAAAGATGAAGAAAAGCGAAATTAAAACCTTTCGGGGATATGTGCGATATCAGATATATCGCCTATTTACCCCATTTCGTTGGTTATGGAAGACGTTTGTTCGTCTGACAAGTAGATATCAACGCTTGATGCAATTACGGCGTATAGCGAATCTAAAGCCGGATGCTGTGGAGAGTCTTTCGCAAGATGAAGCCGCACTTCTGCATTATATGTCAGAATACTTAATACCTTCTCGCTGGGTAACACGTAATGGACAGATCATTTATACGTGTCCATCAGTTGAAGATGTAACTCTCTGGCAAATGATCGAAGCGCGCAGAGCTGAAACAGTATTAGAACGTATTAGCGGATGGACTGAGGGATATGTACCAGAAACTGTCGCTGATATGGTGAAACTGACGAAGTACATTGTGGAGCAGATTGGGCAGGCTGACGAACTGGAACGTGTACTGTTACCAGGTGCAGGTGGTTCCGGTGAATCGAATCCAATCACAGAAGCTAAAAGTGTGCTAGGAATGGTACAGATCACATCCGAACTGTTTAACTGCTCATTCGAAGATGCGAAGAAGATAAACTACTCAGATGCTATTCTAGCGATCAGCAAGAGACATGATGAAGTTGAGAAACAAAAATCTAAAACAAAATAATCATGGGAAAGAAATACAGTATTAATTCAGCAGGAAGAATCGTAGCCGAGAGAGATATCTACTCTCTCGGCGGACTTATAGTAAAAGGGTCCGTAGGTGGTTCGGTAAAAGACGAAACACAGTTATCGCAGGAGGGCGAATGCTGGTTGAACGCAGGTGATATATCGAACCGTCCGGATATCGTAATCAAGGATAACGCCTATATAGGAGAATTCTTTCCGGGTGAGAATCCCGTTCATACAGATATAATAACGGAATTTAGTGGAAATACTAAGATTCCGGGAAAAGTGAGTTTCCGATGCTTCACAGCAGACGCAAAAGCCAATACGTTCATCAAGGATTCGTTTATCGGAATAACTATGGATGTCGTTTGTGGACCTGCTACTAATACGAAGAACTTCCCTATGGAGCAAGGACGATATAATCAGGATGCGCCGAAAGGAACCTTATTCACGAGTTCTACGATGAAGCTAGACGCAGAGAATTTTGTGAGAAATACCGCTACGCTTAGAATAGGCAAAGATACCTATGTGTACACGCCACAGGGATTTAACGCAAGAATATATTGGGCGTATTATGATTTTGCAAAAGGAGCGATAGCATATGCTGGGGAAACAGAAGTATGCAATACGAATATCTACAGGTTAAGTCACCCGGTGTATAATATTTGCATGATTGCTTTTGCTAAGAATCCTACATTGACACCCGCAGAACTAGAGGCAGCAGGTGCAAGAATTCTAGGTCATGTTAGCGGTTCCTTGTTAATGGACCTTCGTCCGGAATCCGTATCGGGTGATTACGTGATGGATAATTCTAGTTTCATCATGAATACCGACAACTTCGGACTCGGAACGGTGCAGTTACGATTCTTAGCGGGCGGTCTGTACAATACCAACATGTACATGAAAACTGATAGACAGGACTATAAACCTTATGGTACATTCCGTAACGTAGAACGTCTTGAATACAATCAGTATTTCGCTGACATTCATAGAGGGAACGTAAACAGGGACCACTATATTATGGCTTCGGATTCTCCTTTGGTCCGTATCGGAGATAGTTTTGTTTCGGGTAGATTAATTAATTCCGGAGGATTAACGTTACGTAGATGTGTTGTTCCTAAGGGAATATTCAAAAATGACGTGATAGACGGGAACACATACGAGGATATAGATTTTTCTTACGCTACGGAGTTTTTAGGGAACACAGAAGTTCCTAACAGAACCTTAGTATCTAGCCATAAGCAAGGACTTTATAGTATGTGGGCGAATTCGGACGTTCTTCTCGGACGTGTTAGTTATCCGGATAACACCAAAAATTCCACGGGCTTAACGGAGAATCACGAAACAATTATGCTTGACGGGGACATGATAGAATCGGGGACCTATGCAGGCGATATCGGAAAGGCGTACGAAGCTAATAAGATTCCAGCTACGAACCGTGTAAGAATGATTAGACCCGTAGCTACTAGTGGTTCGGTATTTCCAAACATTCCCGGCGGGTATGCTGTACGAGCGGTACATTACCTTGACGAATCGTTTATACTTCGAAAAGCTGTTGAGAATCCTACTATTATGGAAAGTGAATTCCCGTTTTACGTTATGAGTTTTCAGAAAACCGATCCGAACGCTAATTTACCCGCTTCGGAGTTCGTTTCTAAAAACGCATATTTAAACGTAAACAATTACACGAAAGTTCCGGAGATCACAGGTTCCGCCTACTTAGGTGCAGGTGTAATAGTAAGAGGTGATGTTCAGCTACACGGTGATCCATATGTTAACCGTGTGTTTGATATTAACGAATGGGACAGAGGCGGCTTAAATACCGCACCGGGGCTAACTTGGGACGTTATGAAAGACGGAAGGAACTCAGATGTACGTATGACTACGAAGTCAATATACCCGGTAAATCCCGGTGATACTATATCAGTATCCGGAGCATATAGAATCCTTTTATGTTGGTTTAATGAGGATAGAAAACTAATGTCCGATACTGGATGGAATGACGGAACACTAACCGTTCCTGCTAATGTACACTACGTGGGAATAGCATTGTCTACGAAGCCGGACCTAAAGTTTATTGATTTCTCCGACGTTCCACTAGCGGGTGTTAAGTATCTCCGAGCGTTCAAGAAGCGCAGGTATATCACTAACGAGCTAGACCGGAAAAGCCCGGAGGATATCTTATTAGCTGATTACTATTGGGAACAGGGTGCTTTCTATACCGATACTGGGCGTGTTGGAAGACCTTATAACGACATTAAGTACACGCAGTCGGATAGATTAAGGTTATCCAAACCGTTACCCGCAGGGAATGCAACATTAACCGTAGCTAACTATTGGGAATATGCAATGGCAAAATTCGATGCAGGGACAAGATTATTAGAATCTTCCTCAGAAGGATATTCTATGGTATCCATGACGCTTCGGAAAGCTCCACCCGTAACGGTTAATCCATCGGATGCTAAAGATGCAAGGTTGGTGATTACTTGTATTCCGCAGCCGAGAATCATTGTTCCCTATGGTTCTAATACGCTTAACATAAACGGAGTTAAAATCCGGATGTACGACAATGCCGTGCTATCTCGGAACTTTAACCAAGAAGGTTCTATAACCCTACAAGGTGATGCGGTGATGGGGTATGATTTCGATTCGGGCGCATGCCTGTGTAGTAACGGTCACGATGACGCAATAATCAAGTTACCATGATATTCAGTGACATATTAAACTTTATGGATGGGGAAGCCGTAAAACTCGGCTTGCCTATCTATTTCGGAGATACGTCTACTATTAACGAGCTAGTGAATGACATCTCAGGTATGTTCTTAACGTTTGATGTCCCGGACGGTGGTATGTCTAAGTTGCCTCCTGCCACCCGGAAGTATAACGTAGTATTACAGTGCTTAGATAAATCGTACTATCTTACGGATAACGCTGCCGAACTTGATACATTAATGCGTACCGATTTGGCTTTAAACAAACTAATGTCCGCTTTTGTGTGTCACTTCGATGTGGATGGATTGAGTTTCAAGAAGGTACAGAATATCTATGACTCAATGAAGTCCGGTTGGAGTGTAACATTTTCTATAACAGATGATTTATTGAACTATGGATAAGGAGATATTGCAGGTTGTAGAACAGATAAAAAAGGAAATCTTCGAATCTTATGTTTCGAAAGGTTTGGTAGCGTCTGGTGAATTTGGGCGTGATCTAAAAGTAAACGATCTCGGTGATAGGGCAACTATTACTGCACCGCATTATGTCGTACAGATGGAGCAGGGTAGGAAAGCGGGTAGTTTTCCGCCTGTCTCCGCCATTAAAAAGTGGATTCAAGACAAGAACCGGACGGTTGGTGCAAACATCCCGGAGGAAGCAGCTTTCGCCATCGCTTATGTGATGAAGCGGGACGGCATCAAAGTTCCTAACAAATTCAACGGTGGCGGGGTAGTCTCCGACATCATTAATCCTGAACGGGTGAAACGGCTGACGCTGGATATAAACAAGATCATAAAGGCTAAAATTCTAACCATATTAACGCAATGAAATTAAGAATACCAAGATTTGGAGTGAACGTAGATATACCGGACAGCAAAGTATATACCTACCCCAGTTGTGCTACCATATGGGACAACGTGCCGTTAAAGCTAATTATAACGGACCTACCTACGGACATTATTGTGCGGATGGAACTACAGTGCCGTTCTACCCTAGACAGCTTTTATTACACAACATTAGAACCAGTTGAGGGAATGGAGATAGACGCAGCTTCTTATTTCTTCCCGCTTCTTCCCGTATATAGTGATCGAGTTCAGTTCTACCAAGTAGAACTGACATTGATACATAAAGCCAATCTAACGGCTAATAGTGTTACTCAGATAGTTCGTATTCCCGTGATGAACTTGGCGAGTATAAACAATGTTAGCCGAGTGTCTAGGGCTGACACAGATTTCCGGGACAACTACGGACCGCGGGCACCATTAGCGCACACACTGGATGATAATTTCTTTATAGACAGCCGTTATCATGATAGGGACTATGATGTAGACGTTATCTATCAAGACGGAACGGCTGACAAATTTAATTACATGCAGGGTGACGGAATATCGGATGCATGCCAATACAAGAAGATCACGATAAAGAATCCGGATGGGTCCGTAGCTGCTGTTAAGGTTTATCCGGAAGAGGTGCACGCATGCGGAGCTATTACACTGAAATGGTTAAACTCGTGTGGGTCATACGATGCGATTTCCTGCTATAATTGGAGCGCACAATCTACGATAGCGCAAGGTTTATCCGGTGGGAATGTTACGAAGCGGGAACTTACCTGTGTATTCGAAGTGACTGAGGCTAACAAGTTCGCACTAGATGTTCTTTCCCTGTCTCCGGATGTAACTGTTAGAGGGCTAGACGGGGTAGATATGGATACGAAACTTAGATGTTCATCTACTACAGGCGTGAAATATACGGCAACGGGACTAGTTAAAACGGTAACTCTAAAATTCCAGTACTAACATGGATATAAAGATTCAGATAAATGGAGTGTTCTTGGAGGGCTTGACAAAAACGGATGTCAAGCTGTCTATTAATGCATCGTCTCCATACAGTTTCGGAGAATCCACCCGTACCTATTCGGCTAACATTAAAGCTCCTAGGAATCGGGTGAATGATGGGATATTCTATCAAATGAGAAGTTTCGGTTTTACCCACCGTACTGCGAAATACGAGGCTAGAGTTTATATCGGCGGGATACCGATAAACAAGCGGTTCAAAGCTAAGGTATCATGCAGCGAAGACTCCTACGACATAGCTCTGTCCCAGTCGGACCTAAAGATGTCCCAGTTACCGAAAGAAGTAATAGAAAGATATCTTTATACATCCGGTGTAGGGAACTCTTTTTTCTACCCAGCAAGTGAACTGATAAAGCGTTCTGTTGGCTCCTTTGGTGTTTCTGTATCGTTCCCGCCGATAGAATACGGCGGCTACGAACCGGGATTGATCATCGAGAATCTAGGGCAAAAGCCTTTATCCGAGGTACTGGTGGGGAAATCGGTTACTGTGTTTTGGCGGTATGCATCCGAAACGGACGAAGGAACGGAGTATTTTAGAGGTAACTTCCTAGATATTTTAGAATACGATACCCGTACCGCTCTAATGGCTCCGGACGGATCAACAGCCAATACAACGGCGGTGATAACGATGGATAATAACGCCTATATTACTTTGGATATGTCAAGAGTGGGGACCATATTAAACTTTGTGGTGTTGAAATCGGTTTACAATAATCAGACCGTAGCGATATTCCAAAAAGATGATAACCAAAACGATATCACGCAGGTACGATATAAGTTTGCTTCTACTACTATGAACATCCCTACATACATATTTAATGGCTTATACATAAGTAGAGACATAAATGTGTATGAGAAATTAGATGCCACCCCGCCGAAAACAATGTCCCCGGACGAAGCCGTTAATCTTTCCGGGAAGATAACCGAGTTAAGGAATACCGCCGGGGTGACACAGGTAGCGGGGAATTGTGGAGTATCGAACGCTGTAGATTTCTTAACGGATATTTGCAAAGTGTTCCAGTGGGGGTGGGAGTTTCAGACCATCGTAGACGATAGCGGACTCACAAGTGTAATTATTAGCATATATGATCTAATCGCGAACGATGCAAAAAACTTTGATCTAAACGGACCGATCACGTTCAATGACAGGCGGCAAGACTGGACCGATTTCTACGTATCGACAGACAAGATAGAGGACTCAGAAGGTTTTCCGAACATCGGTATATTCAAAATCGGTGATTTTACAAAGAGTTTACAATTATCCAGTGCATCGTTCACGGCTAAAGGGACCGTAGTAGAATCGGGCGTGCCGAATCCACAAGACGGTACGTACCCGCGCTTTTCGATACGAAAGGTTCAAGACAATAAGCCCGTAACTTGGGTCGAATATTTCAAGTCTATCGAGTACACGCAACGATTAACCAAGTATTACGGTATGTTTTCGGACGCTATAGATGTCACTATTAAGGCTAAAATACCCTACTATTTCATAGAGAACAAGTATAAACATAACGGAGTAGTGTATTTTAAGCAGCTAGGATCATTTTTCTACGTTCGTTCTATCACGGAGTATAACCTAGCAACACAGGAATGTAAGGTAAAACTAACTAAAATTAATCTTAATCGTTAAATAAATGGCAGATAATGTTACATTACTAGACCTTTCGTTCAAGACGGACGAGGCGGTAGAAGGTTTGGACGCTCTGATCAAGAAGTCTTTAGACCTTGCAGAAGAAAAGAAACAGCTAACCAAGCAGATAAACGCCGAAAAGACGGCACTTGCCGGGCTTCGTCAGAACTATAAAGACAATCTTATAGATCAAACGGCGTTCGAAAAGGCAACGGAGAAGTCAGAAACAGCGATCATATCGTTAACCAAACAACTAAACAATAATAAGAATGAGACTTCCGAGAATGCCGCCGCTATTAAAGCACACACTACCATTGTCAACTCGGAAGCGGAAAGCGTGGAAACCCTGCGAGCGAAGTTAGCCCTTAACACGAAGGCACTAAACAAAATGTCCGTTGAACAGCGGACAAACTCGGAGGCTGGGAAACAGATGGTAGCCCAAACCAAGGAAATCTCCGACAAACTGAAAGACCTTGAAAAAGGGGTGGGAGATACCCGTAGAAACGTGGGTAACTATGCAGAGGATATCGAGAAGGCAACCGGAAGCCTCGGCGGTATGACTGGCGCAACCGGGCAAATGGTCAAAGGTATGTCCGGCGGTATTGCTTCTATAAAGGCATTCAACGCTGCATTGATGGCGAACCCCTTTGTTGCCATTGCATCGGCTATTCTTGCGGTAATCTCAGCTATCGGAAAGTTGATGGACCGCAACAACGAACTGGCTGTTTCCGTTAAGACTATATTAGCACCTATCGAGTTGATCATAACTAAGGTGTTGGATGCCGTAGCCGCTCTGTTTGTGGAGATAGTCAAGGTTTTTGAGTGGCTGGCAGAGGCTTATATTAAGGTTTATAACTGGTTAGGTCTGATATCGGACGAAACTGTTAAGTCTATCGAAACTGCTAGAGGGATGGCACAAGTAGAACGGGACATATATAACGCTGAAACCGATCTTATTGTAGTTTTAGCCCGGCAACGTAGGGAAATGGAGGAACAAAAGGCTATTCTTGCCGATCAAACTAAGAGTTCTAAGGAAAGGCAAGATGCAGCTAATGAAGCCCTACGGATATCTAGAGAGATGGAAGCCTCCGAATTAAAGATACTAGAGGCTAAATATCAGCAGATAAAGACGCAAAACGAATTGTCTTACACTTCTGATGAAGACAGGAGGAAAGAACAAGAGGCTTTAGCAGCATTGGAGGAAAAGAGAGCACAGTATTTATCACAACGGAAAGAACTAACTAGTCAGGTATCCGGGCTGGAAAAAGCTGATATGGCAGCCGCCGCAGTAGCCGATAAAAAGCGTGCCGAGGATTATGCTAAATCCCAAAGAGCGGCAGCGGAGAAAGTCAAAAAAGACAAAGAAGACGCAGAAAGGAAAGCTGCCGAAACCGCTAAGAAAGTTCAGCAGGAAGTTCTAAAAAGCTACGAAAACGGAATAACCGAATTGCAGCTAAAGATAAGAGAATCTAATATCGGTATAGTAGACAAGCAGAAGGCACTAGAGGACCAAGACGCGCTAAACCAAGCTATCTTGGAGAAGGAACGTTACCGTCTCCAGCAAGGTCTGATCACCCAGCAGGAGTTCGACAACATCCGATTGGAGCAGCGCGTGGCGTTCCAAGAACAGGTAGCCGAACTTGAGAAGGCAGAGGAGGACAAGAAGAAAGAAGCAGCCGCCATTGACTTGGAGAACAAGCGTGCTATTGAGGAAGCCAGCATAACTAGTGACTTCGAACGTGAATCCCTTCGTCTAGAGCAGCAATATCAAATGGAAGTTGCGAACGCTGAGAAGACTGGGGCGGACATTTCTTTGATTGAATCCAAATACGCCCAAATACGGGAAAAGAGAGAAAAGGAACTGGTAAACGCCAAGTTGCAAATGACAGCTGATATCGCCGGGCAAATCTCTAATATCATGGGACAGGAATCAGAAGCCGGAAAAGCGTTTGCTCTGGCGCAGGCTACGATTAACACATACTTAGGTGCATCTAAGGCTATTGCGCAGGGTGGTATTTGGGGAGTAGCGCAAGCAGCGATAGTTATTGCCGCAGGACTTAAGCAAGTTGCTTCGATTATGAAAGTAAAAGAAGATGTTCCCAAAACGAACACCAGCGTTAAGAAATTTGCCAAAGGTGGTACCGTGTTTGGTGCTCCGCATTCACAGGGCGGTGTAACGTTCACCGGATCAAACGGACAGCAGTTCGAGGCGGAAGGAGGCGAGAATATGTACATCCTCAACAAACGTGCATCTCATGCTATAAATGCGTTGTCTGCTCTTAATCAGCAATACGGGGGACGGTCTTTTGGTAATTCTAATGCTTACCGATATGCACAGGGGGGAGGATTCGATGTTATCAGTACTCAATCTTATACGAATCTTAATCGGTCTATGTCTAAGCAAACGGTTGATTTGTCCGACAAGACAGTGGCAGCTATCGCACTTGCGTTTGTAGAAGGGGTAGAGAATGCTCCAAATCCGATAGTTTCAGTCCAAGATATTACCGATGTACAACAAAATCGTACAATTGTTATTGATTCCGCATTGGGCTAATTCGTATTTGCTACAATTTGCGGATAGTAAGTAGGTTGTAACAGCTATTTTTGTGTTGAAATATAGTTTATAATATAGAATGATTTATCTAGTAAATCTCTAATTTATGGATTTCAAGAAAATACGAATTATAGAGGCGGGACCGACCGCAAACGATTGGACGGATGAAGTTAACAGTGAATTAAAAACCGGGAAAATCGTTATTACGCCCGAATCGCTAGCGTCCCTTGTGGTGGCTGGTAGTATTCGCCCTATCCATTCTCGCCGGACACACAACGGTAACGATCTGCTGGACCAGTACATCGGTAGTTTCTCTAATTTCGTTGAGGAAAACGGAGTAGTCTACGCCGATCTGACCTTTTCGGAAGCTCTCTTAAAGAACTATCCGCAGGAGGCAGGATTTATGAAGGACATGATTGAAAAGGAACCGGAAATGCTAGGCGTTTCAGTCGTAGACCTAGACACTAAGGTGTGGAACGAAGAGAACCAAACATGGGACGTGACGAGTTTTGAAGAATTATTCACGTGTGACCTTGTAGGCTTACCAGCCGCGACAAGTTCGCTTTTTAATAACCAAAAATCAAAGAACAAAATGGGTCTTTTATCAAGCATTATCAGCACCTTTTCAAAGAAAACGGAGCTTAAAGAGGAAATCGTAGAAACGGTTAATGGTGAAAAGATCACTATTAAGGCAGCAGGAGAAGAGGCAGCCGTAGGTGACGAAGTAGTAAAAGAAGACGGAACCGCCGTGGAAGATGGTGAGATCACCGTTGATATCCCGGAAGAGGGAAAAATCGTTCTCGTGATCAAAGATGGCAAGATAGCCGAGTTCAAAGAGTACATGGACGAAAAGCCGGAGGAAACACCGGAGACAGAAACCAAGACACCGGACGAATTTTCTCAGCGTCTAACTGCTCTAGAATCATCTTTGAGTGAGATTAAAACAATGCTTTCCAAGCAAACGAAAACGCCACCTGTTGCAACTCGTACGGTGGGAGGCAAACCGAAAACAGATGCACAAAAAACGCAGCTTTCCAACGAGGAAGCACGCAAGAAAGCGCGGGAGGCGATGGTTAAGTTCGCAAAAGAAAAGTAATCACACTAAAATCATAGGAGACTATAAATTATGGCAATGACATTTACAGATTTAAATAATCTGAATATTAACTCACTGGCTGACGTCATTTCTTTGACTGTCGGGCTGGTTGGCGAAATGGAACGCGGTGCAACCGTTCTCTCTGGACTTGACAACAAAACGCCTATTGTTACTTTTGTAGCGAAAGATAAGGCACTTCGTAAGTCTGCTGGATGTGAAGGTACTTATGAGTACACAGATATGTCCGATCATGTAAAGTACTATGACTTCCAGCCTTTGGAGTTACCTATCGTTGTTTGTTTGCAAGATTTGTGGGGGAAGATGGTAGCTAAGGGTATTCATTTGTCGGACGATTTCGATGAAACTCAACTGGCAGGTTTCATGGCTTCGGAAGTACTGAAAGTTTTGGAGGCTGATTTGCTACGTCTCGCATGGCTGGACGGAACCAAGACAGGTGATGTTGCTTACAATATTTTCAAAAATGGTGGTTTCATTAAGCAAATGAAGGACAGCGCAGAAACTATCCTTCCTTTGCAGTTGACTACGGCTAGCGTAGAGGATACCATGAAGAAACTTATTGATTCACAACGCCCCGATCAAAAGGAACTTAGCGAGTTCTTCGTGACTTCTAATGTAATGCGCTTGTTTAAGAACTTAGTTCAGAGTAAGGACAACACAACTGCTCAGGAACATTTCGAGAACGGAAAAGCTGTGTACACTTTAGAAGGATACAAGATCAATGAACTTCCTCATGTATCAGCGTCTATGATCGCAGATGCAACAGACGAAGATGCGTTTATCGCGTTTACTCCGAAACGTAATATCCAAATCGCTTTGGAAGATTCAAGCGTGAACATTAAACCGTTCATTCAAGATGCGAAAGACCGCAAGTATTACTCTACAACTGTGTTTGCTGCGGACGTAATGGTAGCTATTCCGTCTATTTTGAAACTTGCAACAAAAGCGAAAGCATAACAACTAATACCGAAAACTATGGCATGTATGAAATTAAATAAGGCTATCGTTTTTGGGTGTGCGGGCGGCTCAGTCGGTTTGGCTGGGCTGTACCTTGTTAACAAATCGGAATTAGCTTCTTTTGTAATGGGTGGCGATGGTGTGACGCTAAACTCTATCGTCCTTGTATCCGGTGCAAAGGCAATTCCGGTTGACTGTTACAAGAACGGCGCAAAAGTAGTGGACGCTTTGCGTACACTGGACGGTGCAGCCGGAATGGAACAGACGGTTACTATCACGGTCTACGATAAAACTTCTGACGGTGCAGCGATTAAGGAATCACTGCTATCCGGGAATTACGTAGCCTTCGCAAAACTCAAAGACGGCGGTAACATTAAAGTTGCCGGACTTAATACCGGGCTGGAAGTGGCAAGCATGGACGGAGATACTTCGGCGGCTGGCGGTTTTGATACCGTAACGCTGAAAACACCGGATAACTCTAGGGGTGATCGCAATATAGTTGCTTTATCTGCTGTTTGGACATATTTAGAAGCTAACAAATTAACTTAACAACATGGGATGTATTAGTAATATCACGGGTGCAATAACCTACGATTGTTTAGGTGGAGCAGTTGGAATAGCTGATTTGTTGCTTATTAACTACTCAGATATCCAATCTATCTCCATCGCCAACGGTATCGCTACTATCACGTTGACTACTTCGGGCAAGGTTATCCGGGTAGCGTCTATCCGAAAGGGTGCAAATGCTACAGAAGCCCAAAGAATTAACGAAAACGCCCCGAATGCGCTGGAACAATCGGTTAATTTTACCGTGTATAAGAAAACGAGTGCGGAAAACGTGTTTATCAATACCATTCTCAATTCTCGCCTTGTGGCGGTTGCAAAAATGGTTGAAACAGGTGTTTACCGTATCTATGGCTGTAATTACGGTTTGGAGGTATCCGGACTGGAAGAATCAGCAAATGATAACGGCGGCTATACCGCCATTACGTTAACCACACCTGAGAATGTTCTAGGAGAAGCCCGTGCGTCAATCACTGAGGCTACCTGGAATACTCTAGTGTCTAAATCATCATAATTATGGCTTGTTTAAAGAAGATAGCACAAGATTTAGCGTTTGATTGCGCTAATCCCGGTTTAATCTCTGGAATTGCCGGAGTAGAAGAAGCCGTAATATTGAACTACGAAGATGTTTCTAGTATCTCGGTATCTTCTACGACAGGACAGGCAGTAGTAACAATGAAAGCCGGAACAAGGGGATATACCGTTCAATCTGTAAAAAACTCTATTCAAGTGACGGAGGCATCGCGGGCAAACGACAATGCTCCTACTATGTTGGAAATATCAGTAGTCATGAAACTTCTTTCATCGTTACCTGTAGTTAGCTACATTATCGCTTTGGTTTCTGGGTCGTTTTTGGTTGCTATTAGAACAAAAAACAACCAATATTTCATTTTGGGATGTAACTCACCGTTAGAGGTTTCAGATTTATCAACTGATAGTTCAACAGACGGAGTTTCAACCGCTACTTTAAAAACGCCGGACGGGTCTTGCGGAGATTTCCATTATAGTATTACGGCGGCACAGTATAACTCTTTAAAAACTGTATAATCATGGCAAGAGCAAAGATAACTGTAACAAAAGATATCAAGCCCGTGCGCGAATTAATTCGCTTAACGGACGAGTTCGAGATTTTGAATCTCTGTAAAAGTATTACGCATCTAAAACTGGACCCTATGTGCCATATGGATCGTGCGTACGCGAAGAAATGGTATGAGGATCACTACTTGACGGGCATACACGTTCGCTACGTAATGAAACCGGGACTATCTATCAATCATGTGGCGGACGGAGTTGTTTACCGTGCATTTAACTGTACGGACGCCATCGCCGAACGAATCATGAAAGAAAATCCGGTTTATAAATCCTACTTTGAGGACTTAGGTCCAATAGAACCACAGGAGGACGTACCGACCGTTTTGCCCGCTGATCCTGAACCGGAACAAACACCGGAAACAGAAGCTCCAGAAGAAGAGAAGCCCGTGGAACCGGAGACCCCCGCTGATCCTGAACCGGAAGCTTCAGTAGAAACAACGCCGGAGGTTTCAGTAGACGAGATTATGAAGGAACTGGAATAAACTAAAAGGAAACGTTAATATGATAGCTCACAAGAAAGTAAACGTAATAGTAGATAGAGCGCTCAAAGTTAACGCTAAGGTTTCCGAAAAGATTGTGGGGTATGGGGACGGAAACCTATACCCCCAAATTTTATCGGAGCTTATATATGCTAGCAAAACCGCCTCTTTGAGTGTGGAACGGCTGAGCGAAGCGATAGAATGTGAAGGCTTTAAAAACCGTGATTTTGGCGAAATGACGAACGCCCACGGAGATAACATGGACGAGATACTGAATATGCTGGCATATGACGTAGCTCGTTTCAGAGGGTGCGCTCTAATTGTCCAGTATGGAGGCGATTATCGCCCTAAAATGATTTATCCCGTTCCTTTCGAATATGTCCGTGCCGGGCTGAATAAAGACTACTTAACGAATCCGGTTATTCATAAGTACGTAGTGTTTAATAATTGGGATCGTCAAAATATCAAGTCTACCCAATTGGATAAAACGGCAGTTACCTATCCGGCGTTCAATCCAGATAACTTTGCGGATGAAGTAGAGTTTTTCGGCGGAATCGAGAATCACCCCGGACAGCTTTTGTACATAAACTTCTTCACTACGAAGCCCTATCCGCTTTCTCCGTTTCATGCAGTCCAGTCTGAGATGCAGGCGGAGGCGATGAACTCCACATATGTAGAACGTACTTTGACCCGTGGCTTCCATATGTGTTCAATTATATCGCATGGAGAGTTTACAGAGCAAGAGGAACAGAATGCTTTTGTGGAAGGGATTAAAAAAGTTATGGGAGCACAGGGTGCTGGAAGCGCAGTTCTTGTTCGTGATGACAATGCTTTGTCTGATAAACCGTTTATTAAGGTAGACCAGTTGGGCGTACCGATTGACGCTAATCTGTATAAGGCTTACAACGAACCGCTAAAGAAGGATATCGCTTCACAAGCCTATAACATCCCTATTCCTTTGGTTGACTCGTCTTTGATCTCATTCTCCAATGCGTCCGGCGAGGTCGTGAAGGAGATGCAGAAAGTTTATCGCCGTTCCGTGACAAAACTTCGTAGTAAGTTGAGTCGGGAAATTGCGCGTGCTTTAGACCTTCCAACAGAAGTATGTGAAATTTATAACGAATTAGAAGAATCTAACTCGACAGTAAACGTTAAAACAGACCCAAATGAATAGTTTTTCCGAAGTAATCAAGAAGTTTCGTGAAATCTTTGATATCGCAGCAGATGTTAAGGACACAGAGATAAACAAATGCATTCAAGAGGCAGATAAACTCGATATAAAGGTAGCTCTTTGCGGTGATACATTCTTTTCGGTGTCGAGTGAGCTAGGAGGTGGAAAAGGAGAGAGTGATATCCCTGTCGGAACCGATTCTGATTCTAATTATTCGTTAGATGTCGTAATAGCCGGGGAAAAATACAATATAGTTCCTCTTTATACGATCCTATGTTATTATGCGTTTGTGCGATATATGAAGATAGCGGACCAAAAAAGCACATCTACAGGACTGAAAACGCAGGTATACAACGGGTCGTTGATATTGCCAGACTATAACAAAAATAAGCGATGGGAAGAGGAACGTGGGAAAGCAGATGCTTTTATAGAGGATTTCCATATTGTATACGAGTTATTTAAGGAATCAGATAATCCAAAGGATAAACATTGTTGTGACTCTGTTAAGCCTTATCGAGTATGTTTTATAAGTTAAAAGAGTGAGGAAATGAAAAGGGAAACGAGAGACGATATTATGATTTGGTCTGCTGTGGGAATGCTCTTCGCAGGAGTGGGGGTGTCGGTTGCAGGTTTTTTAGTTGAGCCTTTAGGTATCATTCATGATACTGTATTATGGTTCTTTGCACAATGCTTGATATGGTCGGGAGCTGTTTTCGGCATCCCTGTCTATGTCAGAACTAAAATTAATAGCATGATTGGTAATATACCCGAAAAAGAAAAAACGGAAGCGAAAAGGAGAGTAAATAATGAACTGGATCAAGAAAAGTAATCGCCCTAAACATTTGCTGTATGCTATTCCAGCAGGAGCACTATTTACTATTTTATTTGTGGCAGGATTGGCGGCAGGGATGGAGTTTAAGGACAGGGATTGGGGTGGAAAATGGGATTGGCTTGATATTGTGGCAACATTAATCGGTGGAGCTATCGGGCAGCTAATTCAAATTTTAATATTGGTTTTAATTTTATAAAATGGCAGAAGTGAAGAAATTAGTACCGTTCATCCTAAAATGGGAAGGCGGTTTCGTAAATGATCCCGACGACTTGGGAGGAGCAACTAATAAAGGTGTTACAATATCTACTTATGAAGCGTATTGCAAGAAGAAAGGCTATCCTAGACCGACTATAGAGAGATTGAAGAATCTTTCTAAAGAAGAATGGACAGAGATCATGAAAACAATGTATTGGGACAGATGGAAGGCTGACGAGATAAAATCTCAGTCACTAGCTAATATCTTGGTTGATTGGGTGTGGGCATCTGGTGTACATGGTATCAAGATACCACAGGAATTAGTCGGTGTACTTCCCGATGGTATTGTTGGACCCAAAACTATTGCAGCTGTTAATTCTCGTAATCCTCGTGAACTGTTTGACCAGATAAAACTAGCTAGGTTTGACTTCATAGAAGAGATTTGCCGGAAACGTCCTGTAAACAACAAGTTTAAACGGGGATGGATGAACCGAATTAATGATCTAAAGTTTGAATCATGAGGTGGTTGATATACATTATCATATTGCTGATGTCAGCAATATGGTTGTCATCCTGCCGGACTCCTCAATATATTCCGGTAGAAACCAAAATACAACTAAAAGATTCGGTAATAACGAGAGATTCGGTTGTAATCAAGGAACAGACGGTTCGGAAGGATTCGGTTGTAATAAAGGACTCTACTGTAATCGTAGTAGACGAATCCGGAAATGTTATCCGGACCGAATTGTATAGGTACCGTGACTGGTATAAGGAACTGTCACGTGATTACTCTGTGTTGCAGGCAAAGTATGATTCTCTTTTTAGTGAGAAACAGAAGGAAATACAGGTGCCATATCCAGTCGAACGTGAACTTTCTTGGTGGCAATCTATTAAGCTACAGGTCGGAGAAATAGCCATAGGTGTGATTATAGGTTTAATCATTATAATTGCCTGGCTAATCCGTCGAAAGAAATAACTACTAAAAATAACACTAAGATTCAAGTAATAAAACTTTGGGTGCCTCTGCTTGAGAAAGTAGGAGCATTTTTTTGTTTGATGCTTAAAATATTTCTTATTGCTTTTGCATTATTCATTTTCTTTTTTAATATTTGTTGGAGGGTACTCATATTGAATACTCATAACCTTTAAACTTATTAGTAATGGAAGATATGAAAGATAATGCATTGAAAGTTCAATTCCGTAATCGTCTAAGAGATGATTGTCAACTAAGTTATTGTAGAGTTCAAATAAATAATGCAAGTATTTCTAAAATCAATGAAGTTAGTATGTTCTTTGATGGAAGAATAGTAAATACTGATCTAAATGTTCTTATTGGTAGTGAAATATTTCTTATACTAGGAGGTGGTGTTAGAGTTATTAGAGATAGAAAGGATGTAAATACTAACTTGATTGAAATGGAGTGGAATTCATTGCTTCGTGCAATAGATTGTTTGTCTGATAAGTAATAATTTTGAGAGTACACTTTATGCATAATTGTATAAAGTTTTAAGAGTTTAGAACGAAAATAGAATCAAAAAAAGAATAGATTATGAGTAATGCAGAAGAACGATCCCGCAAACAGAAAGCCGGTATGAATTGCCCACAATGCGGTGCCTTTATCGAGACTTCTATCTTTGAACTGCTCACTTCTGGCGCCTTGTCGTGCCCATCATGCCACCTATGTATTTCGATTGACCGGACTGGATCAAAACCAACATTCGATGCGTTGCGTAAAGTACGGCAAGCTCAACAAAATTTAGAAGAGAAAAGTAAGTATGATCGAGAAAAGAGGTAGCCGAATAAGCTGCCTCTCTTGTTAATAATTAGATCATTCCTTTCTCTTTGGCTAGTTTTAAGATAGCCTCACAAATAAACGAAGTCTTATCGTCTACCTTTTCAAGAATTGAACAGACATCCTCCGGAGCCTTAAAGCCGTAGCGTTTCGCAGTTGTTTTCTTTCGTCCTGCTCCAGCTCTTGTGCCCCCATGTTTTCCTTTTGTTATTTCATCCATAATTGTTATATTTGCAAATCCTAATCGGTTGGGGAGGTTTCCCTCCCCTTGGAGTTTAGAGTTTTATATCAAAGAAGATACTAAAAATTCTCAATCTCCAGATTCTAAATGAAATGCCTAGTCTCATATTGAATACCGATTAGGTTTCTCTTCTTGCTTTCTCGGTGAAGAAGATTAACCGCTGTAATCATCTCTTTGATTACGTTACAAAGATAAGCATTATTTTGATAACGTACAAACGAAATCAAGAAAAAGTTTAAGAAAATATCATTTTTAACATTTAGATAATATGTAAATTATTATCTACTTTATATTCATTACAATCAAAAGCAGCACACATAAGAATAAAGCGATCTTTTACTCCTAGTTTAGTATATCGGTTTACTGCGTCACTATTCTTTGAATGTAATCCGGCTGCATACTTATCAACTTGTACTTTGTTCATTAAGTCTACATGCGTTTTACGAGCTAGTTTGCTACTTGCTACTTCATATAGGGGCTTATATTCATTTTTGCTTTTCGCTTCATCAAATACAGCAACAAGTCTATCTATTTTGCAGTATTCTAACAAAACTTTTATCTTATCATTGTATCCTCGTTCTCCTGATACATAGCGTAATATAGGGAAATTGAAATTGTATTTCTTTATAATTTCTAAAGCAAAACGCATTAAAGGAGTTTTGATTTCAATTCTTGTATCATTTTCTTTTAGAGTTTTGTGTGGTAAGTAATGAATGAAAGGAATATCTTCTTCTATTGCAATATTATCAAAGGATAGCGTTTGGAAGTCTCCAATTCGACAACCTAAACTACATTGAAGTAAGAAAGCGTCTTTAGTCTCTTGTAGGGAGTTGGGGACATCTGTATTTTGTAGTTTAATGAACTCGGCTTTAGTTAAAAATATAGGTTCATCGTATTGTTCCTTCATCATTACTGTTTTACGCTGTTTTCCAAGTTTACGGAATGGTGATACTGGTATTTCATCGTTACTTTCCAGTTCGTTGAAAAATGCCTGTAGCTTTTTTAATTTTGTTGCAACAGTATTTTGCCCTCTTGGTGAGGTTGGAATATTGCGATTATTCATGTCAACATAAAGCCCCCTATATTTATCTACCAATATATATTCATTAAACAGAAAATCACGGAATAGTATAAGTTTCTCATTATTGAAATCGGTTGGAGTGATATCACTTAAGTTGTTGATAATGAGAAAACGGTTTAATTCCCGTAATAATACATCATAATGTTTCTTTCTGCCTTCGCCAAATATTCCATCCTTATAACATTGCTCTATGTATAAGTTGAGTCGGTTATGGAGGCTTTCACTTGATTCCTTGTTAATATACTTCTCCGGATTAATATATTCATCTATATATTGGTTTAGTTGTTCACTGGTTTCTATCTTGTGATCGGTGTACAAACGTAGGATTAGGTTTTTGCGTTCCGTTATGTCTCTATAAAACTCTTCTCTAGTTTTGCAATGGATTGGTATGAGTACTTTGGATTTGTATTGTTCCTTTTTCTCATCCCAAATTGAAGGTTGTACTAAAATCTCGGAAGTGTGAAATAATTGTATATTCCTACCATCGGATAAACGAAATCGTATATTAACAAAGTTATCCTTTTTGCTTGATCGAATAAATGCTTTTACTGTTGCCATATAGCTATCATTTTACGGTTGTGCAAATATACTGTTTTTGCACAACGAAAATGCTTAATTGCACAACTAAAATGCAACATAATACAACTTGCTGTTTTGTATATATCTGATAATTAATGTATTTGTATGATATTGTATAGTGTGTATTTTTAAATATTAGACCGCACCGGGGTCACAT